GATTTATTTTATTTGCTGCAAGAGAACTATCTGCAATAACTTTTTGTAATTCTGGAGAACGCCCACTATAGTAACGCTCAACTGCTTCTTGCATAAACTTAGGGTTAGTTTTTTTGTATCCTTTTTGGTACAGATCAGATTGAAACTCTTCTGCTAATAGAAAAGGTTTATTTTCTGTAACATCATTAAACTCTGTTACTGCCCCCGAGCTTGAATACGGAGAGTTTACATTAGGGGTAATAATAGAACCACGAACATGCCCTATGTCATCCCTAGAGGAATGTTGTCTTCTTGGAGTAATCTTACCTGCACCTGTAGTAGCTGCAATGTTCATAAAGAAATATTCTTGTTCATCCCCATATGTAAAACCAGCTTGATTTTGTCTTTGTGTACCTGAATAGCTTTCTTGTTCTTGTGCTTTTACTTTAAATTCTTTTTGTTCAACAAGGTCAAGAAGTTCTTCTCTAGTATATCTTTTACTACTATCAACAAAACTGTCTGGAAAAACTCTTACTGGAACATTTAAATTATTTCGTATTTCTTTTAAAAAGTTATTAGCTGTTATACCTTTTTTAGGTATATTCATTGTTTCTACATAGGAGCTGATAGGACTACTAAGATTTATAGTTTGTCTTGGGTAAGAAAAATAAGCATCTGTTTTTTGTTCTAAACGGGGAAGGGGAAATGCTAGTTCTGTTTCTGTTGATACAAAGATATTATCTTTAACAGGGTATACATCATAAGATCTAAAATTTTTAAACTTAGCATTTTCACCAAGATTAAACTGTTGATTACGAAGATTATCCACTAATCTTATAAAGTTATCAGATACAGCTTTAGAAATATTGTCTGGAACGTAAGCACTTCTAGATTTAATATCTTCTGAAACATTTAAAACTAATTTATCAGAATACTCTTTAATTATATCTTTTCCTGAAGGAGAAAAAAATTTGCTGTAAACACTGGGTTCAGAAAGTTTTTTAGTGTCTAATTTTGAATACACATTTTTTAAAAAATCTTCTAGGTTTACACCGTCAAAAATTTGATTGGCAATAGCAAAACGTCCAGAACTTGCAGGGTTTTTAATACTATAAAAATTTTCTACACCTTCTTCACTAAACGCATCTTTTAAAGATAGAGTTTTATCTAGGTCAGGATTAATACTAATAGATTTTTCAACATAAGGTTTTTCTTTACGTCTGAAAGCACCTACCATACTTCCAACAGCATTATCAGGAAGAGTCTGTGTACTTGCTCCTACAGCAGCACCACCAGCAATATCAAAAACATCCCCCATTTGTACATCTGTAGGACTACGTTTGCCTGTGAGTAGATCACCGGGAATACTTGCTGTTTCTACTGCACCTTCTACTATAGCTTTACCTGCACCTACTACCTCTTCTCCTGTAGGTAGTCTTGGATTTTCTGCATAGGCTTTTACTGCAGGTATAACATCTTCTTTAATCTTTGTACGAGTAGTACGTTGATCAGGGTCACGGGCTACAGTATACCTGTTGCCTAGTACAGTTTCAAATACAGGATTTTCACCTTCTTTAAAACCTCCTACTTGTCTGTCTGTTGTATCAGCATCTAAAGGCCTTTTAAAAAAAGGTACAGACTCTAATCCTAATACATCTTTTGTTTGTTTTATTGCTTCAGACTCAGAATCATAATATTGCTCTGCTGTCATAGCACTAGGATGACTACGAAGAGGATTGTTAGCCATTAGCATTAACCTTTAACCTAAGCTGCTTTAAAGCTTGCAATGCATGTATCTGTCCCTGTAATCTGTACATTATATGAGATTCATCCGACTGAGAAAACATTTTGTAACTGGCCTCAATACGTTCATCTAGTTCAGCTTCAAATGCTTTCCATGCTTCTGGGTTATTTACTAGTAGTTTTAAACTCACTGCATTGGTCCTTGTCCAGTGTTAGCTGAGAAGCCTTGTTCTCCCGGTGTAGGGGCTGTACCTGTACCTATAGTACCCCCTCCGCTACCTTGAGTGTCCTGTACCTGCGCCCCTGCTGGTGGACCCCCTTGTGGAGCTGGTGGTCCTGCTTGTGGTTGAGGTGGGGGCGGATTCTCAGCTTGGAACTTCTTAAGTATCTCAGCTTGCACTGCAGCATCACCCATTGAGTTTACTAGCTTGTCTGGATCAAGGTCCATAGACTTAGCAATCTCACGTATAATGTAATCCATCTTAGCAAACGGAGCTAGTACAGGGTTTTGTACCACACCAAGGAATTGCATCAGGCGCTGACTACGTACCTCATTAGCCATCAAGCTTTCAGTACCACGTGCTTTGACTTCAAGATCACCTTTGATTTCTTCGTCATAATCAAACTGCATGTTGAAATTAAAGAATGCTTTAGCTAATGGTGCTAGTAGATAGTCATCAACATTCTTAACTACATTTCGTATAGAACCATTAGCAGCAGACATAAGCATACTAATGCCAGAAGCTGTACGTCCGACACCTTGAACTCCTGTTTGACCATGAGCAAAGCTAGGAAAACCTGTACTCTCGTCTGCTAATACACGTGCCTTATCAAACATCTGCATATTCTCATTGGATACGTTGGGGAACTTAGTGCCAAAGATAGCTTGTCCCGGCGCACCGCCTTGACGACGAAAGACTTTGCCGGGATATACTGATAGATCTTGGCCGGGAACTAGGTTAGTTTCATCTACTTCAATCAACATATTACCGGATAATGCAGCATTGTCAACAGCCATACGCATAAAGCCATTCATTAAGGTCTGTGTATCGTCCATGTTTTCAGCAATACCCACACCAAATAAACTGTATGGACTTACTTCATATGGTACTGCATAGTAGGGAATGATAGAGGGGGTAAATGGGTTCATAACTAAACGCAATACTTTATTATTGCAAACCCATATGTTTACACTTACCTGATCCATGTCAGATAGCTCTGTGGGTATATCAATATCATGACCCTCAAGAACCTCAGTGTCTACATTGCCCCAGAACTCAAGCACTTCAAAACGTTCAGCTTTAGACTCCTGAGCGTCATCTTCCATAGCTTGCTCCCACCATTCTTTGGTGTAGGACTCACCGTCAGCTACAGCAAGATCTATAGCGTTTGAGCGGAAGAAAGGGCGTCTTTTAAGATTACGTAGTTGGGTACGTGACATTTTGTGACGCTCAACAACATACTCAGCCTCATCCATATTAGCTGCATCAGGATCAGGATAGAAGTTCCAGATAGAAACGCTGGAGGTCTGAGGGATAGTTTTAATCGTAGGGGAGTATTCACCCTCATCACTCCAACTAGCATATTCTTTGTCTATTGCAAACGGACCTTTCATTACGCCTGTACCGAACAAGGCCGCTTCAAAAGCAGCTACACGTAATTGTTTGTTTGCGTTAGACTCATCAAGCTGATCATGTATTTTCTTTTCCATCTTTTTAGCTGCTACCATAGCAGGATGAAAAGTAATCTCAGTGGGTGTACTACCTACACCTTCTTTTAGTTGATCTTCAACAGGAGCAAGTTTACTTTTAAGACCAGCCAATCTTTCTTTAAGGTCAGTCATAGTTTCGCCGGGAAGAAGTCTAGTATCTTCTAAGCTGGGTTCTTGTGCTTGCTTTATCTGGTCATTGGATTCAAAGTGTACAGACTCAGCTACCCCCTCTGGTAAGACAGTAGGATCAACTGTGACTGGAAATCTGTTGTTGCCAAAAAGTACTTCAATGATTTGACCGTAAGCTGCAAGGACTTTAGTTTTAGTAACCTTAACAAAAACTTGAGATTTTTCTGTAGAAGTAAACTGTACGTCAGGTCCATAAAGTCCACGATAGTTACGATAAGCTTGTATCCAACGGGTTTCCTCAGTCTCCCTAGCATCAGAGGCTTTCTTATAGTGTTTTTGAACAAGACCCACAATGCTACCTGCAAGTGGGTCATCATAAGTATCTTTTTTCATGTCATCTAAAGAGCTTGCCTCTTCAATGTCCATTGCCATGCTTTCTTCAAATTCGTCCATAGTAGTTCCTTAATAACCAAATACTGGGTCACTTGCTTGAAACCCTGATTTTTGTACTGCAGGATCAAAGTCAAATAAACTGCTTCTTGGTCTTGTCATAACCCCATACCTAATTGCATCGTACAGGTGGTCTTCTGAATGTGTGTCTACATCTTCAGGATTATTTTTATCCAGAGGTAATGCTGGCATTTGTGATATAGTGCTGATGCAGGTATTAAAGAATACTAACCGTGGTTCTTCAGTAAACTCATCTACCTGTAATCGTCTGTGTATTTCATTCTTACCTGCTACCCTTGAACCTCTGGACCTGTCAGCAGGTCTCCACCTGCAGCCCCTCATGATCATTTGTTCGGCTAGACTTGGACCAGTATCTCCACGTTTATGCCAAAGGGATGAGTCAAGCACACCATAACGTATCTTCTCTCCGTCCTCTGCATCTAGTATCATATCAGCTAGGTCAGTAGCTATAACCTTTGAGCAATACATTTCACGGTAAACTATGAGTTGTTCATCAGGAGATACTGCAAACCAAACAACCCCTGAGTAAGAACCGTATCCATAGTCACATGCTCTAAACTTTACCCAACTTCTAGGTATTTCAAAAGGTTCTATTACGTGTATCTGCCTGTTCCACTCAGGGAAAGCAGCACCCTCATTTACATCCCAGTTACCTTCTAGTAATTGCTTACGTTGATGCTCAGGCAGTGATAGTAGATTAGCTTCATATAAACCATCGTCAGCTAGGTAAGGATTATCAAACAAGGTAGCAGGAATAAACCTACGTTTAAACAGTGGTTGACCTTCTTTTGAGTGACCTTTAGGCCAAGCAATGCGTTCTCCTGTTTCAGGATCAGTAGCATCAAAGCTGGTATTATGTGGGGCTGGGTCTACAAAAGTTTTCTTAACCCATTGATGACCAGCTCCGCCGGGGTTGGTAGTGGCTCTTTGATAAAGATCAAGTCCACTATCCTTAGTAGCACGTAGTCTTGACCTCATATAGTTCCAAGAATAAGGGCTAGGCCATTGTGTAAGTTCGTCAAAACCAATCCAATTAAAAGCTTGTCCTTGATATCTTTGTACATCGTCATCTCTGTCTAAGTATGAAAGCCAAAGAGTAGCACCGCTTGGAGCTACCCACGTCTTATCTCTCTCCATAAACTTAATACCGGGGATTGCTTTGGGGTAGAGTTGTTTGGATACTGAGATAAGTTCCCTGAGTTCTTCTGTGCTTCTTCGTACAAGTAACATAGAAGATAAAGGATTATTAAAATACCTAACAGGATCGGCCAACATAGCAAAAGACTTACCACCACCAGCCGCTCCACCGTATAGTACCTCCTGTTCTGATGCTGAGAGAAAATCTGTCTGAGGGCCGGGATTAGGCTGAAAGATTATCTCTTGAGCTTTTTCAACCTCTATCGGCTGTGGCTTCAGGGCTACGGGAGTAGTTGTACTCTCTGGCTCCGATACGGTTTCTTTCAAGGGTTTCCGCTTTTGCCGCCGCTTCTTTGTAGCGTTCAGCGTAATAGCGTTGCGTTGAAGCTTCTGCTTTACGTTGTCGTTCAAGTTTAACTCTTTTCATTAGACCCACATGAGAGATGTATCTACCTGACTTTTCACTTAACCAATTAGCCACATCTCTATAACTATATTGTTTTAGATATTTTTTAGCTTCTTCTAAATCTTCTAACTCTTCTGGGATTGGTAGTAGTATATCACCATCATCAGGGTCTTGTCTATAACCAAACGGTACAATCCTACCTACCCTAACGACAGGAAGCCATTCGTATTCATCATTAACCAGTTCTGGTTTAGGTAACTTCCAAGTTTTATTTATCTTCATTGTTTTTAGGTGGTAAAATAAATACGGGGTTTTCAGCTTTAATTTCTACTTTGTCTGTCTTTACAAAGCCAGCACGGTCTAAGAAATCTTTAGCTGCAGCCATCTTTTCTTTATTGCCAAGGTCAGTAGGGTTAGTCATAACCTGCATCATTGAGTATGCAGCTTTACTACCAGCAGTGGCAATAAACTTTTTAGTGAGTTCAGCTATCTCATCTTGCAATACTGCAGTGATAGTTGTTGAGGACACAGTATCAGCATAACCCGCAAGACGTTTAGCCCTCACAGGATCACCCTGTGCTGACTCAAATAACACGTCAAGAAATAGTTGTTGTTTTTCCGTAAGTTTTCTCATGAACACTCACACTTTTGACAGGGGCAATCACGATTAAGTAAAGCACACCATATACGTTTTATGTAACCAATCATGTTATTCTCCTATGCTGTTTTACCTTCTTTGCAACTTTTTTAGGTTGAGCCACAAACTGCTTGCCCTGAGCCTTGCCTCTTCGTTTGGCACGGGTTGTAGCAGCATACTCAGAATCACTAAGAGATTTAATAGCCTTAGCAGGAAGGTATCTTTCACCTGTAGCCTTTGGTCCTTGGGTAGAGGGCTTACCACTTTTAGTCCTCCACTTTTGTTTGGTCCAAGACTTTAGACTCTTTTGGCTTTTTGCTAGTGCCATCAGGTAATTTTCACCAACTTATAGCCTTTGGCTTTAGCTGCAGCACGAATTTGAGCAAGAGTCATAGTGGGTTTTTTAGCTGGCTTCTTAACTGATCCACCTTTAGCATAACCTTTTTTCTTCATCATGCCACCCTTGCTCATCTTACCTTTACCATCCATAGCAAAAGAAGGAACCATCCTACCAGTCTTTGGGTCTTTGGTCATTGGCATACCACCACGTGCATAACCCTTCTTTTTCATGCCACCTTTAGCATAACCTTTTTTCTTCATTGCCATTGTATTATTCCTCTTTATAAAGATTGTTAAAAACTCTTTCTGTGTCCCACACATAAGATGTTTCTTGTTTAGAATGAAATACATTCTGATTAGGCTTAAAGTCAGGCGCACCTTGCCCTGTTTCAAACCAAGCTGGATGAGTTACTCTCACTCTGTTATTAGGTAACGCAACAATATTACCTGTGTATTCTCCCGCATCTAACAGCTCTAATACGTGAGACTG